GCACCGTTAAACGCCATCAACCCCGGCCCCGCTTGCTGATTGAAAGTGGCTGTATCCACAGCCCAAACCTGTACAGTGTTCCCAACTAAAAAGAATACACTACCCGCTCCATTTGTCTGTATAGCGAGGGTATCAGCGCCGCCCCTGGAAACGAGCAAACTTGCGGAACCACCGACACCCGCAGACGCTACAACGAAAGCCTGCCCACCAGCGCCTGCAATTGCCTGAGAAGTAGCAAAGCCCCCAGCACCTGCAGATACACTCATAAGCGGAAACGTGCCAGCCCCGCCGGTAATCTGTACACTCTGACCGTCCAGAGCAGTTGCAATGCCGGTTAGTATACTGTTTAGCGTGACACTGAAAAGATTAAACAGTGGATCTTCTGTAACAATTTCCCGATTACTTAAAAGCAAAGCAGGTTGCGCAGGATCTCCAAGGTCATTGCCCAGTACAATACGACCCGAAACGCTGTCAACGCTCAGACCATTATCAGCTGAGTTGCTGGTAAATGGCGGCCCCGGTTGCGGAACCGGCTCCTTTTTTTGTGTTGTCGATATTGCTACTATCCCAATACCCATACCCGATATATTTAATCGACATAATATAGCTGAACAATTTCAACTGCCTGCTGCACCCCGATAGGAGGTCTGAAAGAAAGATCCATCGTTCCCGTGTATATGTCGAGCTTATGTCCTGAAATTGTTCTACTATCCCCGATCGCTGTTGTAGGTGTAGCGGAGGGGAAAATAATCATACCCTTAACTGTAGCCGGCGTGTCTCCCACATTTGTAAACATGAAAGCAAAACATTTTCTGACCACCGGTACGTACATGTTAACGGAGTACACCTGTACGGTCATATCATAGGGCCGCCCATATGTTAACTCAACAAGTGCTGCCTCCATTAATGCCCTGCGCTGTATATCGAAGGGTTGTTTTGTTATGTCCATTTAATTAAACTTTACGTAACCTGCTCAAAACATATACTGCCGCTGCTCCCAGGAATGCAGGAATTACCCAAGGGAAGGCCGGTTGCATTTCCATCTGAATGCTCCCGTAATCGTACATATCATCAATCACTGCGTCTTTATAGCCATCGGCAACAAATTTCCAAAGCACAGCACCGGACAACTTTGTAATATCAGCACCGCCTGCAGGAATAATTTCATCCCCGAGCTGCGCACCTGCATGATCGTAGGTGTACAGCCTCGCCCTTATGGTGTTACCCTTGTTATCGTACACAACTACATTCATAGTGCATCGAGTTTTGAGGTCACAGCCTTAAATATGGGCGTATCATTCTGAGCAAGTTTTGCCAGTTTTTCCAGGTGTACAACTAGATCAGGATCGTACTTTTCCAAAATGTCAAGCGCTGCAGAGATCCGTACAACAGGATCTGCGCCCTGTTCATCCTGCTTGATCCCGGAAATAGTTTGTAAGGGGATTGCTGCAGCTGCCGCCGGCTGACCCGTCCCAAACATGGTACGCACTGCGCCGGCTACCTGATTTAATTTTACAGGATCTGTTAACCAGCCCATGATAATGGAGTTTAGATCTGTGTCGCTTTCGTCGTTTTCATCGTCCTGCTCCCTTAGTTGCTTTTCAAGCGCCCCAATGCGCTCCATTAATTTATTGTTATGGCCTGCGATCCCTTGACCGTCGTATTGGTCGACTGCTTTAAAGCCGATGCAACCCAGATAGTCATTATTACCGGTTGATGATGTAATTTTTTCGTCACCATCATAAACTCTTAGCATGTATGTAGCCGTACTGCCGGCATCTGCAAAGCAGTCGATCCAGGCGCCCAGATCATCTGCACCGGAGCCTGAAACAATGAACTGTTTACCCTGGTAAATTGCCCAGGTATCAGTGTTGAGGGTTTCAAACCTCGATAACACCGCTTTTTTTCCTATACACTGTACTCCTATCATTATGCAGGGCCTTGTATCAGCTGACCTTCCGCATTCAGCCTGATGTATTCACAGTCGATTAGAACAACATATGGAGCGCCGGCGGTCTGCGTACCATTAGCCAGCTGCAGGTAAGATTTTGGCCAATCTACATTTTGCCAGTTGTCAAACCTGGTTGGGTTTTGCCGGAAAGGGGCGGACCCAGTTGCGAACGCCACATCGTTAAGAGGCAATAAGGGGATTGTTTGACCCTTTTCCCATCCTTCCGCATAAATAGTAAGGCTCATTTTCTGCAGTTCAGTTACCGGCGCATTTACACTGGCATTAATAATCCCGTTGGTAAGCACTTCCGGTACAATAAGGCGTAATCCCTTAATGATTATAGACTGATAGGCTGTACTTCGCAGCTGTGAGATGTCTGGAATCGGTATACGCTGCTGTCCGTTTGTAGTAACGGGAATCTCAATCAACACGGAAGGCCCACGGGGTTCATCCTGCACTAAAACCGTCTGCCGCATAGTAAATATTTAAAATGGTAAAAGGAGTGAGCCGGTGGAAACCAGCCCACTGTTGGAAATTTGTATTTACGCAAAAACTCAAACTCTTAGTTGATCACAGTGCTATTTTGAGCATTCACACCGCGATAGATCAGGATGCAACGCTCAAAAGCTGCAGCGCTTGCCAATGCACCGGCCAAAATGATTTCAGGGACGTAGTTCTTACTGCCAATAAGCAGCAAGTTTGGTTCCTGTGTGATAAAACCATCTTCTGCGCCCCGGAACATATCTTTCGGAGATCCTGGCCCCAATGCGGCTGTCTGCTGTGTTTGTGGTTTATACCAATGGTTAAGCAAACCGCGATTTGGTATTACCACATCGTTGTTGACCTTTGTCGAAAACTGCCCATTGGAATAAAAGGTTGAATCCAAAGCAGCGGCATCGGCTGCAGCAAAGACCTGTGTGTTACCGTAGGAGTTCAATGTGAAAGCCACATCTGTTCTGCTTGTAGGCTGTGCCACAAAAATTCCATATTCAGCAACAACAAGACTATCCTGCAGGGCGAGCCTTATTTCGGTTGGAAAAATGAAGTTTGTAGAATTAGACTGATTTGCCGTAACTCCAAATGCAAAACGGTTATTGGCCGTATTCAGTTCTACCTCCAATCGTACCTCACCCTGTGACAACTTGCGACCGTTAACCCAGTCACGGCAAGCCTTAGCGTCACCACCAAAGTTTTTGATCCAGGCATCAAAAAGCACCTGCCGGGCAATATCAAAACTCATTCTCGCACTCTGATTGTTAGTACTATTCATACACCACAAATATTTTCAGGTTAAAAATTGCTTTCGCAGGTTTGGATTTTAAGAGGGTGCCCAGTTTATACCGGGCACCGTCGATTCAATATGACTTACAAAAACTATTGAAAATTGGTAGTACACTTTCTATCCCATGTAACCCGAACCGCTGTTCGTAGTTATACCGCTACCGCTGCCGCCATCACAGGTGCCGATACCGCCCATTACTCCGCTCCCCTGGCTGGTATAACCGCCTACGCCTGATCCTGCAGGACGGTAACCGTTCAATTGTGCAGGTATTCGACCGGAAAGCTGCGCCGGCGTATTAGCCCCGATCACCGGTACAGACTGGTAACCTGCCATGCGATGTGAACCGCGACCGATCACCGGTACAGACTGGTAACCACCTATACCGTTAAGCACACCCAGCACACCCAGCGCTCTTTTAATACCCGCGCCGGCTAAAACGCCGCCGGCTACTTTCATTAACATACCGGTTGATCCTGCTTGCTTGCGAAGCAATAACAGGCCTCCGATACCAATTTCGCCTACCATTGCCATAGTCTGCGCATTCTTAGTCGGTACAGGCGTAGGATCTGTTGTTTTTGGCAACATTTTATCAATCATCCCGTTAACAGTGCTACCCAGGAGGAAACCAGCACCAACGGCGAGTAACTTAATGCCGGTGTCTTTACCTCCCAAACTCATTGCACCAACGCGACGAGATCTCCGCCGTTTGCTGTGACTTTTTTTCCTTCTGTGAGACATAGTATGTAAATTTTAATTAGACATAATAATCGAAAGCCGACGCACCCGACGTATTGATTACATCGTAGGTGTTCTGTACTTCCTGATCTGAGCTTGTGTTCAGTTTATCAATCAACTTAGTGATTGCGTCGATGGCCAGCCCGGCAGCAAGTGCATAATTGACGATATCCTGCGACTGTGTGTTCCTGGTATAGTTGCTCGTTTGCGTCAACGGCGGCAGCTGATAGTTGGTAGGGTAGGTACTTGCAGTTGTTTTCTTTGTCAAAAAATAGATTGCTGCAGCACCGATGGCCAAACCTATCAGCAGTTTTGACCCGCTACCTTTACCCCCCACGCTACGCCGGCTGCCAGCCATTACCACACTCCGTTTTGCCGGCGCTTTTCTGCGTCTACGCCTGCCTGCCATAACACGCTCAACACTTCTGCGCTCCACCTGCTTTACCAGTTTGCGCCCAGGACTACGTTTTTTTCGTGTAGCCGGCTTTCGTTTCGCTGCTTTGCGCTTTACCGCTTTTCTTTTTGCAGGTTTGCGCTTTGCACCGGAAACCTTTTTACGGCGCACAGGCCTGCGTTTCCTTTTTACCGGCTTACGTTTGGCCCCGGTATGGCGCTTTCCTTTTTTAGCCATACGATCATGCTTTTTTTGCCATCAAATAAAAGAGCGCACCAAGGCCGCCCACGAAAACAATTTTTTTTCTATTGTGCAACAACGCATCCCCGCCAACTGCCACAACCGCCAACCCAGCCAGCACCGCGATCGGAACCAAATTGTTTTTAAGTGCTGTCGCCATATCAGCAGGCAATGGAATTGGTATAATCGGAGTAGTCGGAGTTGTTGGGGTAGTCGAAGTAGTTGTAGTGGTTGAGTAATTAGGAGCCTCAAAATTAACACCGCTATCTGTAGCGATCACAGGCGGCAGGGACTGAACCTCACTGATAGGATCACTTACAACCTGCGCTGCAGGATCTGCGCCGTTTTGATCGTACCATGTACCCGACGCGCCGCCCTCAAAGCCGGCGGTATCTTTGGCCAATGCAGGTTCCTGCATGTGCATTAAAAGCGCACCTGCAGTGCCCCGTTCATTTTCAATTTGCTGAATCCAATCAAGTGATAGGTAGGAAACAGAGTTGCCGGCTGCCTTGTCTGTCCATTGGAAAATACTCCCGTTATCGGTTGTAACGTAGTACCCTGCAGCTGTTATGTCCTGGTAAGAGTGAGACATTAACCAGTCATAGCGGGCAATCATTTCAGTACGGTAAGCTGTGTCAGCGTCCGCCTGCTGTTGTTGATAGGCAACAGGATCTGTAAAAGGACTGGGAAGTATTGAGCTACTGCCGCTGTCTATATTAATTAGCGATAGTGAAGGGGCACCATAAAAGGATAACCCCACACGCTTATTATCAGGAATCCCCGCAATATTTCTATACAGCCCCATACCTCACTAGAATTGAAAATTAATCCCCTTACCCCTCAAAATGCTGTTTACTTTGTCGATCTCTCCCCGACCCAGGTCATACCCAAACCATGTTGGGAGATCTCCTCCATATGCTTTATCGTTAACCTGCCAAACTGCATATGATACCGGACTAGTCCATACGCAAGGTTGGTAGTACTGAACCCCGAATGTTACGATTAGCTTTTTAAGGTCTGCCTCGTTTTCCATCCATTCAAAAACATCATAGATGGCACTTTCGTCAGTTCCGCACCCAGTCATTGATTGAACCAGTACATTAACCCAGGTCTGAAACTGACTGTCTGTATAGTTGGGTGTGATCCCCTGACTGGCCAGCGCCTGCAGTTCAGAAGCCGCTGCCGCAGCCGCCTGAGCCGCGTCCCTTTCCTCCGCCTTGTGTTTGATTGCCCGGTATAACGAGTAACCCAGCAATCCCAGGCCTGCAACCACAATAACTTTAACAGCTTGCGGCTGATTTTCGTAATATTTATCATACACACTTGCCATACATCACACTGGTTTTTCAACCCTCAAAGTAGGTACACCACCGCTGCCGGGCGTAGGATCTATCCATACTTCCAAATCATCACTTTCCACGAGCGCCACAAATACATGATAGGGTTCCTTTGCCCTTCCGTACCCCACAAAACAAAATTGAGCCTCAAAGCAGCAGCGATATAACCTATTCAGCGAAGCGATCACCCCGGCGGTAAATAGCGCATAATGTTTGCAATCTCCGTAACCCCTGTAAAGTATACCCGTTGGGATTGCAGACGTCTGCTTGTCTACTGTTTCTTCCTGGTATGCTATATACGATTTACAAAAACTGTACAGCCGATCGCTCACTGTTTCAGGATCTGCAGAATAAAACAAATCCGAAAACATATCGTAATACTCCCCGTACAAGCGATGGGCTGTACAGATCTCCTTAACAATGTCAGAAACGTACTGCTCCTTTTTTACTAACTCCCACTGATCCCGGTAAGGAGGCAACCGGGCCAAGATCATATCCGGTGTAACCATACTGGTTAATCATTTTCGTCAATCTCAGTGTACACATAGTAGCCAGCAACTGCCAAACCTATTAACGTAACGGGATCAGCGGTTTTTACAAAGGATATTATTTTATCTAGGTATGACCCTGATCCCCCTGCAGACGATGATCCCGGCGTAATTACTGTACCGTCAGTTGTCGTCACATTACCGGTAACAGGATCGAAATCGGCATCGAGGTACTGATCCAAAATGTCTGTAGCACTTACCGGGATCACCCCCTCAACTGCGTATGCGCCACCAAGGACCTCCCCCGTGTACCACTTGCCCGGCTCATAATCCGGTATTCTACCAACAAGTGGAAACACTTCGAAATATCTTAGATCCCAGCACTGCGTGTTGTACGTTCGGCTGGAATAGTAATGTTGTTTCAAGTAAACCGCCCGCTCTATTGCATTGTCGCTGATCCCCTGGCTGGCTTCCCTGGCTTTGTAAGCTGCTACACCGTTATCGAGGGCATCAAGATCGTCCGATGTGGCTATCCTGACCCCAAACAGCTGGTTAAAAATTACATGAGCGAGATCCACCATTTGGTCAGACACCTGCTGCCGTGTAATACCAGCGTTGCAATAGATCTGATCGTTTAGCCTTTCGCCCAATACATAATCCCCGCTTGTCCATTTCTTACCAAATACAAGTTGGTAGATCTTTGTCCAGAACTGAACGGGGTTTGCCATTAACCAGTCCTTTAGAGAACCTTCCGGCAGTACGTTCAATGCTGCATACACTGCAGCTGTTTCAGGGGTTAACTGCGCTAACTTCGCCTGCGCCGCCCTTACCTGCTTAGGATCTCCGTTGATCTGCAACAAATACTGAAAGATCCCAGCATATTTATTGGTTGACGCTTGCGGAACTGCCATTTTACACCCCCACTTTATATGATAGACTAAACGGTTGTTGCATCCCGTTAGCGTTTACTGAACCCTGTATTAAAATTGTGCGATTACCAACGCCGCCGGTGATAATCGAAATAATATCGTTAGTTAATCCTATTGGCTGTAGTGTCAAAGTAAGTGGAAGAATCCCCTGACTGTTCGCAGGGATCTGAACGGGTGTGAAGTCTGAAACATTTCCAACTTGGGTACTGTCGGATGTAACATTTGCCGCTAAGCTGCTGATCGTGAAACTTACATTGCTTGTGTTCTGAACTATGAGTTCCACATATATCGTAGGAGGAAAGAGATTAAACCCTGTAATGCTACCGGGAAAGTATTGCAAGTTGCTGGCTGCTTTCTTTAAATTCCATAGATACAAACCAGCCGCACCCGCTATTATCAGCACCGCACCAAGATCACCCATCACAAAGGTTTGTAAAAGGAAGTTACGGTATTGTAAGACGCATTTCCAATAGTAGATTTACTAACGTGCTTATCCATTAGTAAAAAAAACCTTACATTGGCTGCCCATCTACACCCAGCCAACCGTGAAAATTATGCCCTCAAAAAACTTTCACTATTCTGAAAAATACCCACTCTGTCGATCCAAATAAACTGCGTGTATATCTACCGGACATATGATCCGCCAGTTTCCCGGCTGAACCGGATGCAAAAAACCGAACTGAAATATGTCCCCTCTTATCTTCATTACTTGTGGGTTTGTTAAATTTCTATGAGTGATCCTTTTCGTTTCTGTATCGAGCAGGTAAACGATGGTTATAGCCCATAGCTTTCCTTGTTGACCCAATTCCTGCAGTTGCAGTTGTTCGGTTGATAGGTAGCTTTTTGGCCCATCGGGGGTATTGAATGGAATATTGTCAGCCATCTTGAAAACTTTGAATTTTAGAATTTAGTTTGTAAAGGTGATCGAGCAGCAGCGGCGGCGGCCCGAATAACCACGGTATGAAAACAGCAAAATTCATTGAAAATACCCGTACACGGTTGAGGTAACCGCCCAGGCCCATTTTAGAAAACTCCGCTATCGTACAGGTAACACCGGTAAACAGGGCTGAGAACCCCCGGCTATTGTGCCATGCAAGGTGCGTGAAACCTGGAGCAATTAATTCACCGGCATCGTTCAGTTGACCGGCATCGTTTTTTGTAACGTATTTGGTCAGGTAATGGGCGAGCGCCCGCGCACCCTTTTTGACTGCAAAATTGATCGGCTTACGTGTTGTACGATGTTTACAAATATCAACCCCGTTGTACTTTGCAATGGAAGGTAGGTAGTACGACTCCTTAGTGCGGGCATTACAAACGACACCGGGAAGCAGTCCCTTTTTAGCCAATCCTTTGAGAGTGCCCCGCATCATGGCATTAGCCCGATGTACATCCAGGTAATGGGGTATTGCTATATGGAAGTGAATTGTATGTGTAGGGGCCTTGTTGGTCTTTAAACGTTCACCCATTTGGCGCTCCGCCACCCAAAGGTATTCACGAAGCATACCCCGTTGACGTAGTGCCGTCAACCAAACGTTAAAGGCCTGATAACAAACATCATCCGCTGTATGTTCGGGAAAGCTGACCGTCCAAAAAAACAGGTGCTTTTTGCCTTTTTGGGTGTTTATGTAGCCTAAAATACGCTGCCTCACCTTTGCTTTGTCAACCTTATACGCTTTTTTCCGGGGATTCTTTGCAATATTTAGTGCAAAATTTTCAGATGTCGTATTTTCTGCAGATATTTGCACCTGTTCAGAGAGATCACCTGAACGGTTTAGATCATCATATAACTTAAGAGCGCTGGGTGGCACCCCGGCGCTCTTTTTTTTGGGTATCTCCTTTTGCTTCTTAGCATGGTATTCCAATTCCCGCGCATCGAGCCAGATCCTGCCGGTATGATCTACAGCACTTGTTTTGCAGCCAGTGTAACGCTTACGAAATCTACCAGTCGCCTCATATTTTTTTTCCTGCTCATTGTATGAGCCCAGGAATGTTACACCGCTATGTGTCAGTTTTAAAACAAGATCGTCGGAAGGATTGCGTAGTAATGGTAAGGAAGGATCTGCAGGGAGGCAGCTGGTAGGAACGAGGCCCCTATTCTTAAGGACGTACAAGGGCATCGGCTCACTAGGGAAGTTGAAAGGGGAAAGCGGGGTAGATACATCATAAACGCGAGGCCGGTTTTCTTCTGTGAGCCGCTTATCCCATGCATGGCACTGCATGTGGATTTAAGTTTGGTTATCAATCTTATAACGGCAGCAAATATATGTAAACGGGATTACAAAACAACAGCTTGCAAAGTTTCACCAAGCGGAGGGACTGGGTTGGTGGAAAAGTGGTCAATAAATTCCACATCGAGGGCTGGGTTATCGTTCGCCCTTACTGTAAAGAGTATGGGAGGCCAAATCTTAATACGGTTGTAACCGCCCAGCGCTATTTCACTTTTCAATACCGGCGTATTAGCCGGAAAGGCGCCAAGCAGGTAATTACACAGATCTCCGATGGTAACAATCTCCTTTGGTAACTCTTTATCACTCATATGAATACGTGGTTTATATAGTAAATAACATCAAGTATGCAGGCCAACCAAACTATCACCAGGGCCACCAACAACACATATACCCAGGGCCGCCGGCGCTTTTTTTTAAAAATATTTCGGGTTTGCATAATGGAAGGCAGGGATTTTGGTGTTATATCTAATGACAACCATATTTTTTAACGTTGTCAAACTGATTTTAAAACCTGAAAGCCCTGCATTCTCCATGTAGGGCTTTGTTATGTCCCGTCCGGTGGCATTATGATCTCTGAGATATAACCCAAGTTTGCCAGCGTATCTACACTTTCGAACTCAGTACCCTGCAGATCGAGCGGAACTATGTTTTCGGGCACCTCGAACACGGCCAGCCTGTTTCCCTTATGCCTTGCGTTGAGAGCTTTGTTAAGCCAGTCAAGCGCGAAGGACATGCCCAGATCCGTAGATGATGCAATTGCCTCCGCAGTTATGAAACCGGAGAAAGTCTGTACTACCATACCCCAAATATCAGTTATTTTCACCTTTCGGACCACCGGTAAGCTCTCTATATTGCCTCACTTCTTTACTGCCCATTGCCTTGTTGTTCATTTCGGTTATCTCATCCATTACTAAACCTGTAATTAACCCCATCTGCCCATCTGCTGGATCATAAAGACGCAGTACCCCTGACCGCATCCGGGCGGCATCCCCATCGTATATGATACCGACAAAACCCCTAATACTGTATTTGTTTACCAGGGCAGCAAGTTCCCGATTGAAATTTTTTAATTGATCATCTGTCATAACTGCAATTTGTATTTGTAAAGGGCGGCGAAGCCGCCGAAATTTTTTTTCTTTTACCATGGTAGCAAAGATCCACCAGGGCCTCGCCGGTAACGTCCTAAAAACTGTATTCATGTACACCGGAGCGGCAAAACCCCGCTACCGGCAACATGAATACAGTTTTTAGGACGTTACCGGCGAGGCCCTGGTGGATCTTTGACAATACGTGTACCTGATTTCCTTTCATCCTGCAGCAGCTTTACAGCCCCCATAACGATACTTTCAAGTTCGTTGCTGGTTTCCATAGCACTAGCCATTGCAATAACCAGATCAACGTGAGAGGCCCCGCCCAGGCGAACGAATACAGGTAGATCATCAACACCGTCATACATGCGAATAGAAATGTAAGCGCGACTATTAAAAAACCAACGCAACAGCCTCTCATAGTATAAATTTTTAAAGGAGGCTGTGAAGACAGCCCCCGGTTATTCCAAAATACCTGCGCCATAGAAGACCTTTTAACTGACACAGGCAAAAATTTACTTTTCGTCATGCCACCCAGGTAGTAACATTTCAGCACGATCAGCGGGTAGCTGATCCCGGAACTCCCGCCAACTCATGGCGACAGATGCCAATGCCGTCCTGGCTGCGTTGAATGCCTGTTTCTCGTTATTGGCCGCCGCGTCACGCAGACCACCAACGCGATCGTAGAGCCTGTCAGTCTCTGTGATAAGATCGCAAATCATTTCATAGTAAGATTTTGGCATTGGCACAAGTTGGTTTTAGTAAAATTCGTAATATATGTGTACCCAGGGCACAAATATCTCTATGCTGAATCTGCCTTTTACTTTGTACAGCTGCTTATGGAAGTAAAAGAGCGGGTAAGGCTTCTCTCTGAACCTGCAGAACTCGAAAAGAAAAATGGTTTTGTTCCTGAGATCCGCCATATTCAAAAATTTTAATCGTTTCAACATCAACGAGTTGGAAACCCGGTTTTTGAAATGTTCGGCGCTTTATAAATCCATAGCCCCGAACTTTCCAAGTTTCACTACACTTACCCATCATTCTCCATTTCCCAGGTTTCACGAAAACACTGGTACGGAGTAAACCCGTCAACAAACCATTTCCGGGCTTCTGCCTCGTTTATTTTGATCTCCGCAGGTGCCAACCCCGTTTCATTAGCGGTAGTATAGTAAAGTTCAGCCAGCCAAATGCCGAACTTTTGATCGTCTGTGTGAGCTTCTGCCATGTGCAGTTTAATTTTTAGCTTTTATCTCACCATCCATGTATGCGTAGGAGTAGGAACCCGCTATATAACGGAGATCAGTTGACTCAGGCTTACTCAGACTAGGGATGTCAGAAACAAGGTCTTCAACGAGAGTTTTTCGGTAGCCACTCCCCACTTCCCGCCTGTATGTGTCTATATTTTTGTCAATGTATGCACGTATCAACTCGCGATCGGTTTCCGATAATGGGTGATACCGATCAATTTTGACCGTAAAACTTGTACCAAAAGTTTCGTGAATTTCATCCCCTTCTAATGCGAACGGCTTTGACTTCATAAGTACCTCCGCAACCTCCAAAAGCGATGCCTGAGAAGTGTCTAATGTTGAATCGATTGTAATTGTAATAAGCATTATTGTAATTTTTAGTTGACTGGTTTTAGATTTCCTGCAGAGAGTTTTAATAATTGGGATCACTTGTAACGGATAACTCAGTAAACGAACCTGAAATTAAACAGTTTCTTAGAGCCTTATGAGCCTGAAGTATTGCACCCCGCTCCGATTTGGAACTTTCCGCGAACTCGGTCGTAAATGACAACAGATCGGTTGATACAATGAAATGATACTTCTTTGTGTAGACCGTGAAGTAATAAGTACGGTCATTGTACAGTTGAGCCACAACGGGATCGGCTGTTCGTTTTATCATAAATGGCCCAACCCCAATAATCTCATTTTGATCAATAGTAACGTTATAGATCTCTATCATAAAGGAAATTTTTGCGTTTAAAAACGGGGCGGGTTTCCAACTCCCGCCCCTGAAACTTCACTGGCCCCTTACTGAGATCAGCCAGGGCGTTAACATAATAAGAAAACTACAGTACCGCCGTTGAAACGGACAGTCTCATGATTTTGAAAATCGGGCTTTCCAGCGTAGAAACGGGCCAGCCCTTTGCAGTTATTGCGGGCCTCCCCGCTCCTAACCATTGAAATTAAAAAATGACCAAGATCCACCGGTACGCTGTATTTGCTACAACGGTGATCTCCTTACTCGTACCGATTACCCGCAGCACCGGGCAACCGTTCTCCCCAAAACGCACTAACTCAAACGTACCTGCCGCAGTGTGCTGCGCCTTTTCCTGCGTTAACGCTAAAGGCGTTTTCTTATCATCAAACATAAACCGCTTTCCAACCGCCAGATCCTTTAAAAGCATACACTTTATTTATCTCCAAAGTACTGAAATGTAAGGCAAAAAACCGCCGGCCCGGAGGCAACCGGCGGTTAGTTTCCACGTTGACTACCCTTAGCAAAGATGGAATCTTATCAGGCAGCGAGTACGGAAGGTTGGTAGTTATGACTGTGAGACTTAATCGGGTTAACTACCAGGGTGATATACGCATTGCTTAACATACCCCCACAGCCAAAAAATCATACCCGCTTTTCCTGCGTTTCCGCAATTATGTGTGCCGTAAAAAGATTGAGCCTGCTATAGTCCGCAATAACTGGGTACAGATGTAGTGTAGCGAACGCGTCACGAGTCAACGGTACTGCTATGATATCAGCCCCGTAATACTGCAAGTGTATGCGGATCTCATTTTCAGTAAACGTACCTGCGTTTATAAGGCAATCAGTATAACCCAGGCAGTGCGCTTTAAAAAACATAGTAACATCATGGTTGCTATGCTTGACAGAGAGGATAACATATTTGCCACGCATTTCAGAGAACCAGTCCTGACCGAAGTCAGGTAGAATGATTATATCGGCCATAAAAGAAATTTTTTAGAAAAGGGGCCAGGAATACACATCGGAACCCGGCCCCCAATCCGTAAACGCTCCATACCTGAGCGCTCTGTTATCAGGACATTGCCTTTCCTGTCATTTTCAGCAGATCACAATTGATCCGCAAGCTCACTCAATCTATCCCAATTGAGCCGCTGTAGATCTTCTGTTACCTCCTTTAGCTTTCGGGAATAGTACTGGTGCCAACTCATGAAAACACCAACGCAAAAATTGCCCTCCTCCTCACCTATCGGAATACTCACAATGGGATTGTCCTGAATCGTAAAAATAAATTTGAAGTCTTCGGGTGTGTACCCATTCAGGTTTTTTAGCACATCGACGCAGTGGTCGACCATGTTTTTGTAGTGCGCTTGTAGACGCACTAACGACTGGATTTCGGTTTTGATCATCATTTATAACTTTCAACAAATATGAGAAATTATCCCGACCCATCAAATAGGTGCTTGCACTTATAGTAAAAACCACACAGTAACCGTTAGGAACCCGAACAAACAAAAAGGGGCAACCAAAAGGCCGCCCCGAATCTAAAGCTTCTACCAAGCAGCGGTCCCCCGCTGCTAATTTTTTAACCTTATCCTGTTGGCAATCTCAACGACTGCCAGGGTTGCAATATACAGTTTTTAGGAAAACCACAAAGCCAACTCCTTTTCCCGCCGTTCAACGAGATCCTGATTAACAACACCGCCTGCATAGATGTACTTTCGCCACTGAGTTTTCAATGCTGTGTCATTATGCGAATTGATATTGTCGATTAGGTTATCTGCATTCCCAATCCCTTCATTATAGGAGAACGAAAGGTAAGCGGCCCATTGAGCAACACTAAGGGATCTCGTTACTTGCCCTTTCAGGATCTCATAGTCATGTAGCAGGTGTGTAAGCATATCAGCAAATGCCTGATCCCTGGTAATGGTGCCATTAGGCCCAGGCGCTGCAGTACCATACCCCCAACTATATCTCGAAACATCCCAGTACGGCGTTGATCGAAAACCCTCAACCGACGGGATAAAGGAGGCCAGCCGGTTAATCAATCTTGTTTTGAACATCGCTATGTACGCTGCAATAACCGCTACCCCACCAAGGGCAATATATTCAGGCTTCAATCTCAGAACTGAATCAGTTTAAGTGTCGCACCTGCGTTTATACTGATATTATTTGCTGTACTGTTATTCTGCGCAAATTGAATGGAAAAAACCGTTGCTGCAGCTGCAACAATACTACCCCTGCAGGTAAGGATATAGTTCGTAGCTACAGCACTTGCATTCGTAAACGCTGCTTCAACTAATTGCGCATCTTGAAATGTGGCTGGCGTTGTTTCGTCCACGATCTGCCATTCTGCATTATAGATTGTCGGCGCTACTGTACAGTGAGCGAGTAAACGAAAACCACCGGTTGCGCCGGTTGTAACGATGGCCCGCAACTCAAACTCCAATCTCTTAGCTGCTCCAAGGGTAAAAGTAAACCCTGTTATGTCAGCCGGGGTAATGTTGGTATTGGTTGACTGTATTGCAGCCAAAGTATTTATAGTCTGAATCCCTTGTGTAAAAGCCATAATATAAAAGTTTAATTTGTTTTTATGTAAGTGTCCAGGCCCCGTTGAATGTCTCTGTTAACCACTGCCCGCCATCCCAGATGATTGTAACATAAGCACCCACATCAACGGAAGCAAGCGTACCGCCAGCCGAAGTAGACAGACTACCAAACCGAATTACCTGCCCCGCGAATGCCTGTATGATTCCACCGGCTACATTTGTTATACATAACCGGAATATGAAGCCCAGGCGATTATTACCCGCGGCCATGTTTGGGAGATTAAAAGTTGCAGCAGCTGAATTAACGAAAAGCTTCGCACTATCAAGATCCCGGCTAACGTTGTATGCACCCGCACCCTGCCCCTGTACAAACCTTCTGCCGGTATAAGATCCATTTATCTGAAATGCAGCACCGTTAAACGCCATCAACCCCGGCCCCGCTTGCTGATTGAAAGTGGCTGTATCCACA